TTTGATAAAATAGAACATTGTGAAGCACCTCCGGCATGTTCTATTATAGCATTTCATGGTGATCCAAATCCTCATAGATGCGAAGATCCATTTATCATTGACAACTGGCATAAAATATAGTATAGTAACATTATGAAACGTATAGGTTTTGCATGTAAATTCATGCATCATGATCAGACACAAAAAAAGAAACTGCTTGAAGAAATTCAGCGGCCGCTAAATACACGAAGCACTACCGTTGCTTGGCTTAACAGACAAACTAAAGAAGTAGCAGAACAACGACTATGGGACATAATGGTTCACAATGTTGAATCATACAAAAAACTAATTAATTACGTAGGAGGTTTACCAAATGAATTACGAATGGTTAGACTTGGTTCTGATGTACTACCTGTGTACACTGAGCCTACTTGGTCTTACTACTGGCGGTTACCTGATGTACGTAATTACTGTGAACGAGCTTTCGCTCCAGTCGGTGAGTTGGCTCGCAACCTTGATGTACGCCTTAGTATGCATCCTGGTCAGTTTACTGTCCTTGCTAGTGATAGTGACGATATAGTAAATAGAAGTATAGAGGAGTTTGAATATCATGTGGATATCGCAAGGTGGCTTGGATACGGCAAACAATTCCAAGATTTTAAGATCAATGTACACATCTCCGGCAGGAAAGGTCCAGCAGGCATCCTCGACGTCTACCCAAGACTTTCTGAAGAAGCGAGAAAAACGATCACAATCGAAAATGACGAAAACTCGTGGGGCATCGAAGCAAGTCTTGAACTTGGACACAAAGTCGCATTGGTCCTTGACATACACCACCACTGGGTCAAAACAGGTGAATATATTCAACCAACCGACGATAGATTTACTCGCATAGTAAATAGTTGGCGTGGCGTTCGTCCTGTAATACACTATTCAGTTTCACGTGAAGATTATCTTGACGGACATACTGCAACTAAGAAACCTAACATGGAAGCATTGCTTGTAGGTGGCTACAAGAAACAAAAACTCAGAGCTCATTCTGATTATATGTGGAATACTGCGGTGAATGATTGGGCTATGAGCTTTTGGGAACATGCCGACATCATGGTTGAAAGTAAAGCAAAGAATCTTGCAAGTGAAAAATTATATGAATACTATCAACAAAATAATTAACTACTTTAAAGAAAGTTATCAAAAAAGTAAATTAGCATTTTATTGTGAAGTATTTGAAACTATACTTTTAGTCACAGGTAGTGCAATATTAAGTTTTACAATATTAGATCCTGCAACAAAAATATTTGTGCCTCTGTATCTAATAGGCAGTATCTTAGCTATGGTAAGCACATACATTAGACGTAGTAGTGCAATACTGCTAGTTACTTGGTTTGCTGTAATGAACACTTGGGCGTTTGTCCAATTGTTTGTTATATAAATACTTTATGCGTTTATCAGACCTACCAAATTGTACTAGAACTAAAGCAAACACTTGTTATTGTGAACATATATCTTTGAAAGAAGATAAAGACCAAGTAATCACTGCTACATCTGTATTAGTTCATTCTGATAAAGTAAAAGGAAAATTTTTATTTAAACAAAAATCCGGAGGTCCTACTATGATTGTAGGCCAAGTTACAGGCTTAGAGCCAGGACTACACGGATTTCATATACATGAATTTGGAGATTTAAGCAATGGGTGCGAATCAGCTGGAGCTCACTACAATCCTGACGGAGTCGATCATGGAGATCTTGAAAAAGGTCATGTTGGCGATTTGGGAAATATTAAAGCAGATTCTTCCGGTACGGCCAAAGTTGAAATAATAGCAAAGCGAGTAGACTTAATAGGTGATAGAAGTATAGTAGGAAGAGCTATTGTTGTTCATGCCGATCAAGATGATTTAGGAAAAGGCGGTGATGATGAATCTTTAAAGACAGGCAATGCAGGTGACAGATTAGCCTGTGGAGTTATAGTTATAAAGGAGGGCAAATGATAAAGAACTTGAAAGATCTAGTTATTATTATACTTACTTTTGGAGTATTAGTTTTACTAGGAGTTATAATTATTGGTGACTATTATGTAGCATTACAAGAAAATAGGCCAGTAGACGAAAGTGTAATTACACTAATGAAAATGTCACTTACAGGCATGATAGGTGTAATTGCAGGTTACATAGGGAGTAAATGATGATTAAAAAATGGATAGACCAAAGAAAAAGTGAAAGGACAACTTGGGACGGAGCAGTCTTAATAATCCTTGGACTTTTAGTATTGTTCCTTTCTCCACTTGCAAAAATAGCGGCAGGAATTGCTATTGCATATGGAGCATGGACTATTTGGAAAAAAGGTTAGATTTTACTAATATCTAAATCAGAGGAAGCAGGTAGATCCCATATTTGCTTCCTCTCAACGCCTTTACGTTGTGCAAAAGATTTAGAATCACAACTATCACACACATGAAAAAAATTATTACTGATCCTAGTAGGATCCATACTACCTCTAGGTCTTTGAAAAATCCTATCACAATTATCGCATCTCAATAGCACAACTGTTTTATGCCTAAAGTAAGCATGTTGTTTACCATTCTTAGACTTGCGTAAGTGCCTAGTTTTCTCTTCAAATTCTTTTATAAACATAATTATATTTACATTAAGATTATAAAAATTCTATATAAATACATTAAGATAGGGGTTTAAATGTCAATAGTTACACTTACAGACAAAGCAAAAGCCAAAATTAATGAGCTTTGTGCAGAAAAAAATGCCTTTGCAGTCAGTTTAAATTTAAAAGGCGGAGGATGTGCCGGATTTGAATATGACTGGGGATTTGTAGAAGAATCCAAACCAGGAGATGAATTAATTAATACAGGAACAGGAAATTTAGTAATTGGAAAAGAAAGTATTATGTTTTTATTCAATACTGAATTAGACTACGTGAGTCAGATATTTGGATCAAATTTTGAAATACGTAATCCAAATGCTAAAAGTTCTTGTGGTTGCGGAGTAAGTGTAAATTTTGATTTTGAAAAGCTAAAAGTACCTGCTTAATGGAGTAAATTATGGCAAAACAAGACGTAAACATTGGTGTTGAAGGTAATGACGGCACCGGCGATAGTATTAGAGAATCGTTTAAAAAAGTAAACGAAAACTTTACAGAATTATATGCTGTATTTGGTGTTGGTGGACAAATTAACTTTACCACACTTAGTGACACGCCTGATGTGTTAACACCTAATACAATAGCTTTTGTAAATAGCTCAGGAACACAATTACAACTAGCTGAACTAGCAAGTAACTCCGCTTTAGGCGGAGGTGCAGTAGACACTATTGCCTTTAATTACTCCGTCCCAGGTAAACTTATTATTAGTAGCTCCTTTACAAAAGTTTCAGATGATTTATCACCTACTATAGGTGGTCCTGTGAATGCGGCAGGTTACGGAATAGCCAATGTAGGAATCAGCACTTCTGCGGCAAATGCTGTAAATGCCGCACATGAAGGTGTAAGCGGTATCACAATTGACGATCTAGTAATTACAAAAGGTTATGCTGATCAAAGATATATTACTTCAGGATTGCCTTTAAGGATAGCTACCGAGCCTACTGGCAAATTACACTATACATGGCAAATTACAGGTTATGTAGATAACAGTATCCAAATTGATAATCATTATGCTGTGGATCAAACATTACAATCAGGAGGGCACGGATTAGACAATGGATCAAATGGATTAGCTGTGCGTTTTACTGTAGAAGACACCAATCCAACTGGACTTACATCAGGAACTTTATATTATGTTAGAGTTGTATCTCCTACAAGATTGTATTTCTATACTGAAGGGAATAAGCAATATGCTACTACAGATATTGAAGCAGATGCAGAAGCAAATAAAATAAATGTATCTGGAACTATTAGTGCAGATGATGTTCATACTATCACAGATGACTCGTTAGATAATGCACTAGCAGGAAATTTTCTAGATGATGTAGGTATGCCAAGACAAAGTATTGTGCGTAGACAAGGCGACAGTATGACTGGCAGTTTATTTCTTAATGACCATCCAGGAGAACTTTCTGGACAGGGTGCTCCTAACGGTCCTGAAGATTTACAAGCCGCAACAAAATTTTACGTTGACAATACAGCATACAGTTCACCTGAAGTGCTTTTTGTAAGTTCAAAGGGTGATGACTCTATGAAAGGTGTACCGCCAGGAAAAGAAGGTACATCATTTACATATGCTTTTAAAACAATTAACGCCGCGGCACAGCGAGCTGATA